CTCGTGGCGCCGTCACTCCATACCGCAGTGAGAAGGTCGACCTCCGGGACTTCGTCGCCTTTGATGTCGACGACGAAATGGGCGATGTCGTCTTCGGTGGCGGCAACTTCGGCCGCTTCGACTTCTTCCAGGACCTTCGCCTCATCCGAATCGCGGGTAACCGTCACCTTCGGGATGCCCGAGAAGGTCGCGGGGTCCTCCCCGTAAGCCGGGAAGCGGATGCTCGAGGTGACGCCGCGCTGGATCTCGCTGAGCCCGCCGGCAGACCCCTGCGCACTGATGTCGGTGAACGTTTCGACCGGCATCTCAGGGACCCTCGTTGTTGTCGACGATCTCGAAGCTTGGCTTCGGGTTCTTGTTGGGGAAGAATTGGATTCTGGGAGGCGTCGAGCTTTCGTCCCAGGTCACCTTGATTTCGACGTCGTATTTGTCGCCGACGTTGTCGAGGTCTCCTTCGTTCCAGACGTAGCGGGCGTTGAATTCGTCTTCGTCGGGCGGCGAGATCGCTTCGACGTCACCGCGGATCAGATTGACGCCATCGAAGATCAACGCCTCGGCTTTATCGGCCGAGGCGATGTCGACGAGCTCACCCTTGTCGTCCTTGAGCTGGAATCGTTCAGGCGGCCAGGTTTCGCCCTTCGTGCGGGTGCTGTCAGCCATCTAGGCCCAACTCCGTGGAAGGGGCGTCAGGGACGAGGCGGCTGCTTGGAGACTCCGGTGCAAGGTCACTGGTCGGTCCCTCCGTCGTCAGGGTGTTGGAGACGCCGCCCTCCAGCTCGAGGCCCGTGCTCGGCCCTTCAACCATCAGGGCGGAGGCCGAGACGCTCGCTACAAGGGAGGTCGGGGCGCCGGACAGGGTCAGCTTGGTCGGGAGATCGGAGAGGGGCGCTTCCCGGTCACCGATGACCACTTCGGGCACCGGCATGGCCGCGAGGATGACCGCGGATGGAGCGACCACCGTGAGATTTATGCCGGCTGCTGCTGCGCTCACGACAGCCACGGCGGCTGGGCTCTGCAGGCCGATGCTCGCGGCCGGGGGTGCTGCTCCCGCGGACGCGCTACCCGCCGGCAGGGACACAGTGGCGCCCGGCGTCGGGGGGTCCGCCCCGGCGGTGGCGCCGGCAGAGGCCGCCGTCACCGTGACGCCCAGCGCCGGGCCAACCCCAGACGCGCTGGCCCCACCCGCCGTGGTGGTAATCGAGGCAGAAGGCGTCGGCGCTGATGCTGCGGCGGCAATGGCGCCGGACGGAGCGCTGAGGTTGATGGTCGGCACGGCCGCCGAGGCCGAGAGGATCGCCACGGCGGTCGGAGCGGCGACCGTCACGTCTTCGGTCAGCGCCCCACCGTAGAAGTCGTCCCAAGCAATACCGGTGCCGCTCCCGGCGCAACCGATGAACCCTTCACCGCTGACCGTCGAGTTCGTTTTTTCGATGACGGTGGTTTTGACCCCGGCCGCCGTTTCGTGGACGCACTTGATCGTCGTGCCGTTGCATTCCAGCCAGAGCTTGTCGCCGACCGCGATCGTCTTCGTGCCGGTGCCCACCGTCGCTTCGACGCCCGCTTTGACGCTCCCCAGTTCCCAGGCGCCCGCCGTCGTGACGGCGAGGTAGTAGCAATTCAGGGTCGACAGGCCAGGATTCTGAATCCGAGCCGTCAGCTCGAAGGTGCGGCTGGTCGTGGTCGCTGCGACCGTGACGCGCACGACCTGATTCGCTGCGAATTTCGTCGCCCAGTAGGAGTTCGACCAGGCGTTTTCGGAGTTGGCGAACCGTTCGCTGGTGAGGGCGACCTGTTTGTCGCCGTTGAAGACGGGCCCTTTCCACGCGCCCCCGTTGTTGAGCGGGGTTTCGTTGGCGCGGTTCGCGTTGTCGAGAAGGGTCGCCACGCGAGCCTCTAACTACGGTTCGACTTTGGCGTACAGCACCCCCGACGCGGCCCATTCGACCGTGAATTTCCCGCCGCCCGGAACCGTCATGCTTGCCCCGAAGTCCACGTACCCGGCCAGCGGCGACGTCGAAGAGATGCCGGTCGACTTATAGACGATCGCGTAGCGGGCGGTGACGCTCGATCCGGTCACGGTCCAGACGGCATTCGCCGCTTTCAGCCGGGTTTCAAGTTCTTTCTGTTCGACTTCGCAGCTCGCAAGCGCGAGGCCACCGGCCGTGTAGCCGTTTTCGGTGCCCAGCTCGTTCGTGATGTCGCTGAAGAAGGCGTGCGTTTTCTGGTTCGGCGTATAGCTCGCCGTGCAGAGCGCCAGCTTCATCGTGTCCGTGTCGAAGTCAAACGGCGGGCTGCCGTTGAAGAAGCCTTTGAGGGGGGCGGCATACCACTTCGCGCTGACGGCCATCTATCGATCCTCCTCGCGGCGCTCGGCGCCTAATGCTTTCTTTGAGACAGCGTCGCTCGCCCGGCCGACAGGCGGTTCGGCAATGATCTCCGCTTCGCCTCGTTCGACCAGTTCCTGCGCCACGGAAGCCTCGACTTCGTAGATGCGCCCGTCCTTACCCTTGACCTTCATCGAAGTCTCCTCGCACGAGGGGGCGGGCGAGAGCCGGGGCCCCCGCCCGCCCGAATCGCTATTCAGCGCACTGAGCCGTCTTGAACGCGTTCTGGTCGATGATCCGACCATCGGTGCGCAGGACGCCGCGCCATGCCACCTGGCCTTTGTCCGCGTACCGCTCGGTCAGCACCCGGATCGTGACGCCAAGGGCATCGCGGATCAGGTAGGCCCGTTTCACGTCGCCGAACCCGACGACGACCTTTTTGCTGCCGACTTCTTCGACGTCCGGGTCCGAGTAGACCGGGTAGCCGAGGATGCGGTCCGGCTCGCCAAGCTGAAGGCTCGGCTGCCAGAGGTACTGTTCGTTTTTGTCCTTCAGTTTTCGGACGATCGCCAGGGTCTTGTCCGCGATAAGCCAGGAGGCATTCGCCCGGTAGGGACGGATGACGGAGTGCTCGAGGTCGATCAGGTTGTCCCCGGTCGGCCCTGCGGTTTTCGAGACACCCGAAAGCCCGACGACAGATTTCGCCATCAGACCTTCAGGCTGTTCAGTGCCAGACCCCGCGACATAGCCTTTGTTGGTCGCACGACCCAGCTGGAAGCCCAGGCGGCGACCGACGAAGCCAGCCACGTCGAAGAGGGCGTCCTGCACCATCTCCTCGGAGGCGAGGGTCATGCGCGCGTACTTGAACGCACCGACCAGTTTCTCTCCGAATTCGTCCGCGTCGTCCGGAGTCGTTTCCGCCTCTTTGACGACTTTCGGGTCTTCCGCATACGTTTTCACGTAGGGAATGTGGAACGAAGCACCGCTCTCCGTGGTGATCACCTCGGCAAGGCCACGAACCGTTCCGAATTCCAGGAGCGATTCATGCAGCGCCCCCCATTCCTCAGGGACGGCCAAGCCGCCTTCTTCGTCGGAGCCGACTTTGAGGGTAGAGCGCTGCTCGGCACTCAATTCCCGTTTGGCGGCATAGGCGTTCAGGGCCTCGCGGTACTCATCCGAGCTTCGGTCGAGCGTCCGTTCCTCGGCCCCGCCATCCTCAGGCGCGGAGCGTTCCTCCGCGATGGCGCGGATATCCAGCCCCTCGTGGCCCTGGGTTTTTTCGTGGCGACGGATTTCGGCGGTCACGTCATCGACCCGCGAGTCAATGCGGTCGAACTCCTGGGACTCCTCGGAGGACAGCTCGCGCGTCTCTCCTGCTGCTTTGTCGAGAATGCCGCGCTGCTCAGTAACGAGTTTCGCGCGCTCCTCGATCAGGTCACCAATAGGCATGGCGATTCCTTTCGATCGGATTCGTTTTGTCGAATCCGCGAGGGCGCGCTGACCAGCTACGGCGCTAGGCCGTCCAAGTCATCGAGTCCCCGTCGAGCAGCACACATCCGTTCCCGTCAGGCTTGGGCAACCATCAGCCGCCGGCTAGCTGGGTGCTCCCGGCGACGGCTCTCCCGCCTGTCAGTGATGCTTCTCTACGCGGTGGTGCCGGTCGCTTGGACCGGCGGGGTGAAGATCAATCGTCGCCGGCAGTCGCGCCGGTATCCCCACGGCGCTCAGCGACAAGGTATTGGTAGTGCGGATAGACGTCCCGCGGATGTGGTGGGTTATCACGGTCTCCACCCGCAGCGACGAAGCCGTCCAAGTAGCCATGACCCTCGCACCAGCCTCGGTGAACGCCGCTGAGATCCGGTATCTCATCGCCGCAGATGGGACAGGTCAGCACCGCTGGCATCAGGCCACGAACTCGCGCTCGCGCATCTCGAGACGGCGGCGTATGAGGTCGACGCTCCGGTGCGTCTCCGCCTCCTCGCTCGCTCCGCCCTCGGCGGCAGTCTCAACGTCGGTGTCGCCTTGCTCCTGAATGCGTGCTGCGGCGCGCTCCACGGCCTCGGTGTCTCCGTCGATCTCGAGGCTTAGCTCGCGCCCCCGACCGGCGTCCTCGTCAGCAGGGGCCGTCTGCTCTCCGCTGCGGGCATGTACCCGCTCACGCTGCCATGGCGTCAGGGTGTCCAGCTTCTCGGCCGCTCGCTCCAGCTCCCGCCGCTCTGCCCGGGTTGCCTCGAGGTCTCCCCCATGTACCCGTTTGCAGACGGTGGCGAAGAGTTCGGCGTCCAGTCGACCCTCCGGTGACGCGATCGGCTCGCCCGCAATCATGCCGCGGACGCCGATCTCAGTAGCCGGGTAGGCCGGGAAGGTCACGACAGAAACGTCGAACAGCTCCGAGACCTCGTAGATGACCCGGCGCGCTGGCTCTTCGGGATCATCGGGGAAGAACCACTCCCGCCCTTCAGGTTCAACGCAGAACATGAAACTGCACTGGGTGATGTCGCCCCGTTCGATGCTGACGGCGAGGTCGCGGGCTCCCTGGGTGTCGGGGAAGTCACATTCAAAGAAGAGTCCCCGCGGCGTGTCCTTCAGCCGAAGGGTGCCGGCGGAGGTACGGCCGAGTGGGACCCCGTCGTGATTGATGAGGAAGCGAACGTCGGGCTTCGTGCGGAGCACCTTGCGGAAGGCGCCCTGCTTGAGTTCCTCGATGAAGCCGCCCAGATCCTCGGACTCGGATTCATAGACGGCGCCATAGCCGGTGACAGTGATCGAACCGTCGTCGTTGCGGCGCACCTCCACGCCTGACAGCGGGACGCATCGGGCCTCTCGCTCTCCATCCGTTACCGGGACGGTGCGGGTGTCTTTGGTCTCGGGGGACTCTTCAGGCATCTCTTGTCTCCAGGTTCAGGAATGGGTTGGGTCCGAGCGCGATTGTTCGGGCAGCTTTTCGATCGGCGCGAGAGGTTTGGGCATCCCGACCGGCTCAAGGTTCTCTTCAGCGCGGACCTCATCGGGGGCTAGCCACCACTTCGCCCGTTCGTAGGCTTCGTAGCGGGTTTTGATGTCGGCGAGAAGCAGCGTTTTCGGGTCGAACAGAAGGACGCGTCGGCCGCTCTTGATCCCGTAGCGCCAGGGCAGCAGATCGCAGATCTCGACGGCGCCCTTGATTCGATCCGTCCACGGCATCACGCCGTACTTGACGAGGCGGAGGTCACGCGACGAGTCGGAGCTGTAGTGCAGGTTGTTCGATTTGTTCCCGGCGGCCACCATGTCGGAGGGCACCTGGAAGGCCATCGCTACGTCCTCGCGGCTGATCTCGCGCTGGGCAATGAGTTCGAGGTCGGCTGCCGACATCGTGACCCGTTCCCAGCTCGCGTCTTCCTCGAGCACAGCCGTGCCACCGGACCGTTCGCCGCCGTGGGCTGCATCCCAGCTTTTGCCTAGGCGTTTTGCTTGGTCGGCTCCAAGCTTGCCTTTCACCTTCAGAATGCCGCCCGGACGAGCGTTATTTCGAAGCGATTGCGCGGCGTGTCGATCCTCTTTGAGCGTGCGTCCGATCGTCTCCCGCTGGTGGTAGATCACCGATTTGCCAACGAGGCCAGCGGCGTCGAATCCTTTGATGTGAAGAATTTCCGTTGAGGTGCCGACGAATTCGACGCGCTCGAAGTCGTCGGGGGCGAACACTTCGAAGAGCTTCTCCCGGCTGCGGAAGTCGCGCCTCACAAACACGCGCCGAGGGTTGAGCGGCCAGAGGTACTGAACGCGGCCCAGACGGTCCCGCATCAGGTACAGATACGCATTGCCTCGCAGCAGAAGGCATTTGGTCACCCATTCCCAAAGGTCACCTGCCGCCATCTCGGGGTTCGGCTTTTCGCAGAGCAGTCCCCAGAGCGACGACGACCGATCGTTGCGGAGGATTTCGTCACCAGTGTCCTGGCAGACCCGAGCGTCCATCAGCCGTACGCTGCTGGCGATCAGCGAGACGCAGGAGTAGACGGCGGCAACCGTCAGGGCCGTTTCTTCGTTCACGGTTTCGCCGGCCGCGGTCCGCTGGCCACTGAGGAAGATTTCCGCTTCGTCTCCGGTGCTGAGAACATGTCCGCGGGTCGCCGCGGCGGCGAGCATCCGAGCGAAGCTCATTCGTAGATCACCTGGAAGGCCCCATAGGCCATCAGGAGGAGTCCCCCGATGATCAAGGCTGCTGGCGGGAAGATCCACGCCACGCCCGCCAGGAACGCGAGGGCACCCCCGATCGCCATCGGTTCACCAAGTCCGATGACCCGCAGCCGACGCAGGAAGCGCCTCAAGACGACGGCTTCCCTGGATTCGTCGGCTTGCCACCAACGACAATCGGCTGCAGCCCGTCTTCAAGGACTGCCACCGGGTAATCGCCGGCCCAAGACGCAACATCGGTAGCTATCCGCATCCTCTGAGCCTCCGTAAGGCGCTTGGGCGCCAAGATCGCAATCCGATCGCCGGGCTGTAGCGAGAGGCGCTGGACTTGGCAGTCGAGGTTTGAAGCCTGTTTGTGGCGAAAGAGCATGCGGACCTCCTCAGTCCAGTACCAGCAGATCGTGGTCCTCGTAGACGGAGATGAGATCCCCCTGAGCAGCACCCCAAAGCGCAAGCGTCACCGCTACCAGGGGGCTGATGTCGACGGCTGAGGATTTGCGACTCCAAGCCCAGGCGTCCTGTAGCGGCCGTTTCGCCGCGCCCTTGATCGCCGCGTTCACCTCTTCTTGATCGAGGTGGTGGGCGGTCTCCTCCTCGAAGGCGTCGTAGATCCCCCCACACGCCTGCGCCAACTCCTTGGTCGCCGTCACCTTGACGTCGATGCCGGCCTTGGCGAGGGGGCCGATGAGGGAGGCGGCGGGCCCGTTGCCGTCGCAGATGATCTCGCCGGGCTGCCACTTCTCTTTGAGTTCGACCAGCCGAGCGATTGCCCATCCCGTTCCCGGCTTGCGATCTA